ATAGACGCAACCTTAACCATTATCTTTTCTTCTTTTTCTTTTTTGCTTTTTTAGCTTTCATAGGTTTTGACCTCATCGGTCTCATTCTACTAGAGCCATATCCTACACCTCTTGGCATATTATCTCCCTTTTTTTTGTTTCTTTAAAATTGCCATCTGCAACGCTTTAGGCAACTTTTTCTGTTTAGTAGTCAAACCACCAACCATTTTCTTTTTCTTTTTAGCCATGATCTAATGAAGAATATAGTTGTGAGCCGCTACAACAACTGCAACAGCAATTATGATTTGCACCCAAGATTTTAATTCTGTGAATGCGTGCCACCATTTAGTAACTTGTTGTTCAATTTTCTTTTTGACCATAAATTACTCCTTTCCTTTGTCGGTGTTTATTTTCTTGAGTTTTTCAAACGATCTTATACCTGACATACCCAAGAGTGCCATAACTAGAGGCATAAGTGTTCCCATGTCCATCTGAGGTATGTTTTGAACCTCATAATGGAATAAGCCGCAAATAAATAAAATAAATTTTGATAATACATATTCCCAAAATATTGCTAAAGCACATGACATACCAATCAAAGGCCGCCATGCTCTTTGAAGAAAACCACTAATACCACCAGCTTTACTAGACGCATCAGCTAAGTTTATTGACATTTGTTTTTCTTTAAGTTTAGACTCTATTTCAGCAAATCTATTTTTTAGTTGTAGTTTTTCTTCGTCACTAGTGTGTAAGTCATCAATTACACCAGCAACAGCTTTGATAGTACCACCACTCAATAATTTTCCTAAAACCATTGTTGTCTCCTATACGTCAGCAGTAATAGATTTTTGCATTTTTTCTATTATACGATTTGCTCTGTTAGTGGTTTGATTATACCATCTTGAGTCTTTCATTTCGACCATCGCACCAGCATAATCTTTGTTTTTCAAACATTCTTTAAATTTAACAAATTTTTGTAAACGAGGTAAACCAAGCTGAAATACCATGTGTGCAACACACTCTTTTGCATTATCATCTATACTCATTTCCTCAGTAAATGTTTCCATATCATTTAGTGCAACATTAAAATCTTTCATAAAAAGTTCTACTGCTCGTTCTTTAGTTATTGGTTTCATCAATTCTTCTTTCTCATTATCTCGAATAAGATGGCCAGCACCAATAGTCCAATAACCTAAATGATCTTTATAAGGCTCTAATATTATTCCGCCCTCTTCTTTGATTATATCGTCTCTTAAAGTTTCTATATCCATTATCCCACCATTCTAAGCACCCAAGCAATAAACTGAGTCGCTACCATAAATCCAATAGTCCATAATACATAATTAAGACGCTGTACCGATTTCTGTAAGTGCCAAATATGGTTTGTTTCTAATAACTCAATCTTATTGTAGATATTTACAATATGCTCTTTTGTTGTTTTTGGTGCTATTTTAGTCATACTTTTTTATATCTTATGTGTTCTCTACTTTCAATCCTTTGCACTCAAATTTTATAACTAATTTTTCTTGCTCTATATAATCTTTTTCAAATTCTTCCATTTTTTCTAAACTGCGAAAAGCACTGTAAGCCTCTTTATATCCAGCAACTACACAATCATAATGATTATTAAATTGATAACCTGGTGCATTACTAGATGGACACTCTCCACTAACCATACTGCACATATATAAAATTAGTACATATTTCATTAATATTTATTCCAATAATATTGATAACAATTAGTATATTTTGTTTTATCGCAATCAGCTGGGATTAAAGATATTGAACAACCATTTAAAAAAATTAAGAATATCAAATATCTCATTTCATTTTATTAAGTGGATTTTCTAAAGCAATTCTAATTTGTTTTTGTATTTTTTCTTCCAAATCAGCCATTTCTTGTTTTAATTCACTAATAGTTTCTTTTAAATCCTTTGAGTTCTCTCTGCTGTCTTCTTTTACTCTTTGCTCTACGTCTTCAACAATAGTCTCAATTCTACGAACATCTGCTTTTAAATCGTTTTTTAATTCTTTTGCAACATCTGCTACTAAAGATACCTCTTCTAATATAACTGATATTTCTGACTGCAACATACTTACCTCAGTATCTACAACCTCTAGTTTTTTATCAAAGCCAGATAAATCAGGGCTAACAAAAGAATTGATTTTAGCCTCCATATCAAGATATCTCTGGTATGCCTCAAACCCACCCCATAATACACCAACAAAACTTGTTAGAATTGTTATTATGAGAAAAACCCTACCGCCCTTAAATTTAATACCACCTATATCTATTTCTGTTTGTTGTTTAGCCACGACCTTGCCCATTGTATTTTTTAAAGCTACGCCGCTTTGATTTATTCATTTTTTGTTTACTAGGATTACGGCCAATACTTGTTTTGTGATGTACTGGCTCATGTGCCTCAAAGTTTTTAAATTTTTTTGCCATTATTTATACTGACTATCTATTATTTCATTCATTAATCCATCACTTCCTACAAATAAAAAGTAACCAGCTATATTATTATCAGAAATGACGGCATCTGGCAAAGTGAAGTCTGTAAAAAATTCTGCTCTGTCATTTAACTGTTGTTGACTCTCAAAAAATGTTTTAGTGTTTCCCAATACTTGCATAACAACTAAAGTTTTTATCTGACTAGATTCATCATACCTTTTTTTATCATCAATTTTTTTCAAAACTTTTTTAGCGGCTTTTTCTTTAGATGAAGATTTTTTCTGAACTACTTTGGTTTTTGCGTCTTTTTCTTTCTTTTCTTGTTGCGGTTCTTGCTTTTGTTCTGACTTTTTTTCAACTACTGTGGATTTCGATTCGTTGGTTTCCTCGTTTGATTCTTCGGTTGTTTCTTCGACTACTTCCTCTTTCGGTTCTTCGTTGGTGTCTGAAACATCGTTATCGGCTTGGTTATTTTCTGTTTGGTCTGTCTCTGTTGTTGATTCTGTGGTTGTTTCTGTATTCTCTTCTCCACCCACATCTGTATCAATCTCTATTTCAGTTTCTAAATTCATTTCTAATTCCATTTCTATCTCCGCCTCTACCTCAATAACATTTACCTCAACCTCAGTCTCAGGCATATCTATATTAGCAACTTGGATTTCTTGAATTTCTATTTCTGCTATTTCTATTTCAACAGTTTCATAAGTTATTTCTTCGGTTTCGATAGGTTCAAAATCTAAACCAACATCTGTTTCAATAGGTGCGTTTACCTCAAATATATCTTCAACAACATCTATAATTTCTTCGGGTGCATCAGTGTTCAAAGCAACAAACATTTCAACGCTTGTTATAGTTTGCTCTACAATAGTATTTATAACATTATACAAAACATTGACTTGAACATCATCGAACATCGGGCCAACGGCCATATTTATATCTCTACCACCAACCTCAATAATAATTGATGTAAGACTACCAGAAAAATTAAACCCTCCAGAATATTGGCCGTACTGACTATTTGTGCCGCTTGCACTTAAAATATCAGTTCCACTAAATACATTTGTTGTTCCGTTTTTTCCTGTGATGTGCATATAAATGGAGTCTTGTGCATCAGGCTTATAAACTTTTATTTGGTAATTAGTTTTGCCTCCATGAGTAAAATTTAAATCAGATATATCAACTGTATTTATAAAAGTAGTACCCATGTTTGGAACACCCATAGTAGAGGTTGAGTTTCCACTACCAGTAATCATGGCACATTTATCAGTGCCTAGTTGCCCGCAAGTAGAACCAGATGGCATTGTTGCTGAACCCTGACCTCCCCAGTCAATATCCATATCTCCCTCTTTTGAGGAAACTACAAAATCATTATTGCCGGCTAAAATATCTGTTGAGTCTTCATTTGTGACTGTGGTTGTCGTTGTTGTTGTAGTGGTTTCGGTTGTTGTTAAAATACCACCATCTTGAAACTCAATAGTTTCAATGCTAGATTCTTCAATAATCTGTTCAATAGTTGGGGTGCAAAGTCCAACTGTATCAGTATCGCAATCTACGGCTTTGCTATAAGAGGGGTATAAGCATAAAAGTAGCCAAACTAAAAAAAACCCTCCAACCATTTTTTTTGCCATCTTTTTCTCTTTCTTGTTTTATTTTAAGTTTATCTGCCTCTTTTATACTTGCAAAAATTAAACTGCCTTTTGGAATTTTATCTTTGTTCTCTTCCCAACCCTTTTTAGCGTCCTCTCCTATGCTAGCATTGTAAGGGCAGTAAGTTCCCGCATTCCACATAGCATCAAATACTCTTGCATCAGCACACAATGTAGAAATAGCGGCTACTTTCATACCCATAGCATAGAGAGATCGAGAGAGTTTAATACGTTCACAGTTTTCGTCAGTTACTGTGACCCCTGATGCAATACCTAAAATTTGTGTCTGAACACCTACTGATGCCGCTGTTTTACATACATCTGAATTATTTACTACAACGCTTGGTGCGTTAGCTGTTGGTGGTGTATTATTTGTTACGACTGTTGATGAAACTGTATTTGTATCTGCCCCAAGAGCAGAGGTCATAAGGCCATTTAAAAACCAAATTAATATAGATGCTATTACTACACCAATAATAATAGGTTTGAGCATGACATTACGGCTTAGTCGGCCATGTTACTGCGTTTACATCTTCAACAGTTGATAATCCCTCTGTAATATCTCTTAAATCTTTACGATATTTAGTCATATCATCTGACATAGAAACATCTGATAAAGCATAAAAATCTGTTTCTGCTAACTTT